ACGTGCCGAGGGTGTGCGCCTACGATCGCCGGGATCTTCCCAATCCGCTCGACCAGCACCTCGCCGGGCAGCAGCTGCGGGCGGATGCGCACCACTGTCGACGTGCTGCTCGGGTCGGACTGCAGCACCTCGGGCACACCGGGGCGGGTGACGACCACGCCGTCTACCTCGACTCGCATCATCGGGACAGTGCGCATCGTTCACCTCATAAAAAAAGCCGCCAATGCATTTCTGCAACTGGCGGCAGGCCTTCATGCTATCTTGTCATTTCCACACAACAATATAGAGAAGGAATTGCAATGGACTATCAGAAGTTGCTTTTTGCGGCAGCAGTGCGCGACCTCGCGAGTGGCATCAAGAATAGCGAGGCAGGTGCGTATTGGCAGTCGCTCAGAGACGTTGAGGACCCAGATCGCGATGCAAAACGTACTGAGTGGGTGGCAAGCCATCCGCTTGTTGAATTCGTTCCGGAGGCACTGCGGCGAATCCAAGAGGTCGCTGACCTTATCCCGTAACGCGCAGCGTTGTTCGAAAACGCATGTTACGCGCCAATGTCGGCGCGCAGCGCCTTGTGTCGCCGACCACACGTACCTCAGGAATTAAAAGGCCTGCGCACAGCGGGCGAATGCTCAGAGCGGTTGGCAACTACCACGAGCGGAAACAGTGGAGCGGGCGGTTAGGTCGCAGGCAAGCGAACGTGTCGCGCACACGGCTGACGTCTTGCAAATTAGTTACTTATTGTGAGACTTTGTGGTTGCACTGGGGAATAACATATTGCCGTTAGCGATGTGCTAACTTTCTCATTTAAAGGAAGCGGAAATGGCATATGCCCAAGACATGAGTGTGGTCAAGCAACTCACACACGCCGGATTCGACCGCGTCTACAGCCCTGGCGACAAGGTTCCTCAGTCGGGGATCTTTCGTTGCACGCACTGCACGCACGAGATTGTGTCGACCGACGGTAATACCTTCCCGCCGCAGACCCACCCGGCGCACCCGATCGGGAAACCGATCCAGTGGAAATTGATCATCGCGCCCCGCCACAATCAGTAACTACGCAATGACAAAAGCCCGAGCGTTTAACGGTTCGGGCTTTTCTCTGGGCGCGCGAATGGCTCCCAACGGGAACCATCCAGCAATTCGCAATGTAGGCCTACATTATATTCCCGCCGGAAATTTAATGTGAGAATTATGTACTGTTGGAATTTTGATACGCGGCAAGGACCGCTTGAAGCGCATCTTGGGCCTCGGCCAATCGCTTGTCGAAGTCCTGCGGGTGGAATCGGAGGAGCGCGGCAATGTACCCCTTCCGCGCGCCGTCCACGTAAAGCAATCCGAGAAGCCTGCGCTGATCGAACGTCACCTTGACCATTACGCGCCCGATCAGCGTCGCATCGCTCGAGTCAATGTAGCGAACACCGGCATCCACGCTTGGCGCAGACCCTCCCGCCTCCCGGCGCAGCGACTCGCAAATTGCGCCCGTCATGCAAGCGGCAGCGAATGGGCCATCAGCGGACTTGGCCCAGCGCCCCCAATTCTCTAGGCGCAAGGTGATGTCACTGCGATCCACAGTTGCCGTTGGTGGTTCGGGTTCGTTCGCCTGGGCGACGTACGCTACCTCAACAAAATCGTCGCGGCGGCGTGCTGGCGCGCCAGTCGGACGCCAGGTCAACGTGATCTTGGCGCGTTCGGTCAAGTGGCCTCCCATGCTTTCCCCGTGTGGCGAATAACGCCCTGCTTCTGCAACACGTTCAGGCGCTGCTGAATCACGCGCGGTGGTGGCGCCGGCCGGCTTAGCAAGCCCGGCCTGGCAACTGTCCAAGCTAAGGCGCGCCAGCCCGCTGGCGTCCGTATCGAGCTGGCGCATCGTGCCCCGGCCTGCCCGGATCTGCGCCAGCAGCGCCTTGTCGAACTCTTCGAATTTGTTGTGCTCGTTCATAGTATCCTCGGTCGTTGAATGTGCTCAGCCGTCGAAGGTCGCCCGGCCGCGCGGCTTCGAACCCACAGCCGGCGTGGTCGGCGCCGCGCCGCGCCACTCCGAAAAGCGGCAGTGCGCGCCGTGGAACTGCAGGTGGATGTCACCGAGCTTCCCGCTTCGGTGCTTACGCACCAGCACCTCGGCAAAGCCCTCCAGTTCAGGGTTGTCGGGCTCGTACATCTCAGGCCGGTGCACCAGCATCACGATATCGGCGTCCTGCTCGATCTCGCCTGAGTCGCGCAAGTCGGACAACACCGGGCGCCGATCGGGCCGGTCTTCGACCTTGCGGTTCAGCTGCGCCAGCGCGATGACGGCCACGCCAAGTTCCTTGGCGAGCGCCTTCAGGCCGCGCGAATGCGAGCCGATCTGCTCGTGGCGCTTGTCGCCCTCGCCGCCGGACATCAGGCCCAGGTAATCGACGATGATCAAGTGCAGGCCGTGCTTGCGCTTCCAGGCCTTCGCCTTCATGCGCACCTCGAGCAGCGAGATCGCCGGCGTGTCGTCGATCGAGAAACGCAGATCAAGCAGTTTTTGCGAGCCGTAGGTGATCCCCTGCCACGCCGTGTGGTCGTCGCCCGGGATCTCACTCAGGATCGACTCCAACGCCACGCGACCGCGGTTGGCCAGCGCGCGCTCCGTGATCTCTTTGCCCTCCATCTCCATGCTGAAATTCAGCACACTGAACCGCTCGGCCATGTTCAGGCCGATGTCCGACGTCAGCGCCGTCTTGCCCATCGAGGGACGGCCAGCGACGATGACCAGCTGGCCAGGGCGTAGACCACCGTTGAGCTTCTGGTCAATTGGGTCGATCCCGGTTGGCATCGCATGCTCGCCGCCCTCTGCGCGCTTGCCAATGCTGTCGATGACGTCCTTCAGGATCTCGCCGATCATGCGGGGCTCGTTGCGCACGCGGCGCTCAGCCAGGGTGCTGACCAGCGACTGCATCGCGTCCAGCACCTCGTCGGCGGTCTTCCCCTTCGGGTTTTGCGCCAGGCCGTTGATGGTGTCGGCGACGTACATCACGCCGCGCAGCAGCGCGCGGTCGACCACGGTGCGCGCGTACTGGCCGACGTTTGCGGCACTCGGCACCGTTTCGCGGAGCTGGTTCAGGTATGGCGCCAAGTCACGAGTATGGGCGCCAGGCCGGCTCTCCAATGCGGCCCAGACCGTGACCGGGTCCGCCGGCTCCTGGTGACCGATCATGTGCACAATCGTGGCGAAGATTTCGCGGTGGTCCTCGCGCAGGAAGTGCTTGGTCTGCAGGTCACCCAGCTTGTCGATGCAGTCGTTGAAGCGCAGCAGCGCGCCTAGCACGGCCTGTTCGGCTTCGATCGACTGCGGGACCGGGAATTGCTCGTTGGTGCTCATACTGTTTGCCTCGTGTATGCGCCGTCGATCGCGTCTCCGTAGACGCGACGGCTGATCAGCCAGTTGAACCCCGCGCGCGGCGGCGCTTCGCTGGTTTTGCCGAACCAGGTGAAGAATCGGCGCGCCAGGTCGGGTTTGTCGTTGAACGTCAGGAATTCACGGATCAGCGCCGCGCGCGCGGGATCGAACATCGTCGCCGACACACAGCCCATTTGATCGCCTAGCAGTTCGTTGAAAATCGCGATCACGTCGGCTTCGGCGGGGCTGTACTCGGTCTGCACCTGATCGAGCCAGCCTGTGGCATTGAGCCAGCTGGCCGGATGCGGGATGAACTTTGGGTTGGTCCATTCGCCGGCCTGCTGAAGCCTCGCCACGGCTGCTACCATCAGGTCAACGGTCGCGTCATCAGGCGCCAGCTTCGCGAATGCCTTTTCGGCTGCGCCCCGCGCCCGCTTTCGCGGGTATGCGTCGTAGAAGCGTTCGAACCTGGCCGCCAGCTCGCCAGCAAGGCTCGGTCGCGCTTTGGCTTTCGTGCCCGCCGACGCCCCATCACCTTGGTCGTGATCCGCTTGCGGAGCACAAGAATTTGTCTTTTGGTGGTTTTCTTTTGGAAGGTTGTCTTTTGTGTGTCCCGATTTGGGACTATCGACCTGTCCCGATTCAGGACTATCCCCTGTCCCGATTTGGGACGCGTCCTGTTTTGGGACTAGTCCCGATTTGGGACTATCTTCCTCGTCTTGCTCACCGCCCGGGACTGCTTTCATCTGACCAGCTGTGATCCACTTCCGGTGATCCTTCTGGATCCCGACGATCATTCCGTACTTGCCCTGGCGCTTGGTGATCACGTTGCGGGCCGCAAGGGCGTTCAGCGTCGAGGTCACGTGCTGGCGTGCGACGTTACACATGGTGCCGATCTGCGCGGCCGACATGTCGTCTTCCTTCTTGCCGTAGCCGTAGGTCTTCCGGATGATCGTGATGATCACGGACTGCTCGCGGTGCGAGAAGCCGCCGCCCAGGATCGCCTCCAGGAGTTTGTTGGCGATCCGGACAAAGCCGTCCTCGAGCTGGGGGGTGCTCATGCGCTTGTCAGCCCTACCTTGGACGGCTGGTCACGTTCCAGCAGCAGTTGCGCCTCAGTCGACAACGGCTGGTAGAACTGCGCGCACTTGCTGACCTCAGCAGCGTACCCACAAACACCATCCTTGATGTCGGGTTCCACCCAACGCTGGCCATCCTTGGCGACCGGCGCCAGCAGTCGCGTGCAGCTTGAGCACACAGGCAAGTTACCGCCAACGCACTTCATGATGTACGGGCGTGCGTCGAGCTTGGGCATTTTCTCGATCGGCTGTTCCATAGTGGCTATGTCCCTACGGCAAAATTTAGGCAAAAAGAGTCCCTGCGCCGAGCGGCGGGCCGGTCGGTGGTGTCGCGATCTTCAGTAGTCAGACTGCGGTTAGTTGGAGGGGTCGTCGGGCGCGGGCGGTGTCGTTACCCCGAAAAGTTCAGGCGAAAGCCGTTCAGCAGCCACCCCGAGCAAGCGCGCTGTCGCGCAAACCCTCCGAGGCGGAACTTCGCCGCGCTTTGCCCACTTCGACACTGCCTGCGGCGACACACCGAGGTCTGCTGCCAGCCGGTTGTTTCCGTAAGTGGAAATCTGTTCAGCGAGAAAAGTTTTCATGGTCCCAGCATTATCAATTGCCGGTTGATGCATGTCAAGCCATTTCAACCGCAGATTGACCCCATAGGGCGCCGGCTCACCGTTGCGCGCAACACTAAACCATGTGAAAATCAACAAATGGTTGATAGACTCGACACGTTTGCAGAACGTCTAAAATTTCTGCGCAAAAGGAGCGGGCTCAGCTTGGCTGCAGTCGCTCGTCAAGTTGGTGTTAGCGCCCAAGCCGTTCACAAATGGGAGAGCGGCGGGAATGTGGATAACGAGAGGGAATGGGCTCTCGCTGAGCTATTCCACGTAAGCCCGGTTTGGCTAATCCGCGGTGAAAAGGCTGATCCGGATTTGCCGAAACTTGAGCGTCCTGGTCACCACTTTTACTACGGCCCAGCGTCACTACCGAAGGTTGCAGAAGAAGGCGTCTTCGTACCGCTGCTGGACAGTTCCCAGGTTGTCAGCTGGCTGGATGCTCCAGAAAAGCACGACCACGAGTAT